CCATGTCTAACGATAACTGTGCTGTTGCTATGTCAAGTAGTGATGATGATGATAATATTTTGGTTGATGCAATAAGCTTTATTCCTGAAGGTAGAATAGAAGAAAAAAATCAATTTGAAAAAATTAATTATCGTGATTTTATCAATGCAATGAAATGTATTGCCTGTGGTGATAAAACAGTCGATTATAGTGTAATAGAAGATTTTGTGTTCGCAATAGAAAATACTTACGATGTTACAGTTATGGCGATAGGATACGATAGGTATAATGCTTTATCATCTGCACAAAAGTGGGATGAGAAGTACAATACAGTTCAAATAAGGCAGCACTCTGATACCTTACACTCACCAACTAAATTATTGTTTGAAAAAATTCTAGATAAAAAATTCCAATACGAAGACAATAAATTGTTAGAGATTAATTTTCAAAATGCACGTTGTGTTTATGATACGAATATGAATAGGTATATTAACAAGAAAAAGTCAAATGGTAAAATAGATATGGTAGTTGCTCTTATAAATAGTATTTATTTACTACAACAAGATGTCTTTTTAGAAAATGGAAACTTTTTTGTTCAAACTGCGTAACTTTCACAAAATTCACACTCATATCATGATATAATGTATATGTAAGAGTGTGGAACGAAACAGGCATAATGCTTGTTTTTTTGTTTATAAAAAGAAAGTGAGGTGATACAATGCCACTAATAGATTTGTTTTTCAAAAGAGAAGAACAGCAACCCGTTCCATTAGATACAACAGAACAAACTATACAAGAATCGCCACAAGATTGTATTTTAAAAAGTTTATTAAATGGCGAAAAAATGACAAAAGAAAAATCTTTGTCAATACCTGCAGTATCAAGTGCGGTAGACAGGCTATCAAATTTAGTAGCCATGCTTCCAATTAAAATGTACAAGCTAGAAAAAAACGGTAATGGAAAGCAAGAAGTAAAAGAGATAGAAGATGATATTAGACTTTATCTTTTAAACAAAGATACTGGCGATTTATTAGACCCTTTTATGTTAAAAAAGGCAATAGTCCGTGATTATTTAGTAGAAAAGGGTGCCTATATATTTGTTGAAAGGCAAAAGAACGATTTTAAGTCTTTGCGATACATAGACCCTAATTATGTTTCACCATTAACTAATTATGACCCAATATTCAAAGATGCGAAATATTCGGTATATGGTAGAGAATATGAATTATATAATTTTCTTACAATTTTAAGAAATACACAAGATGGTGTAAAAGGAATTAGTGCAATTGATGAAATATCAAAATCACTCGAAACTGCTTTTACTACAATTTTGTATGAACTTGGTATTGTGAAAAAGGGCGGAGCAAAAAAAGGCTTTCTAACTGCCACGAGAAAATTAAGTAAAGATGATATGACTAAACTAAAACAGGCATGGGAACAGTATTATGGTAATAATAGTCAAGAAAATGTAATTGTTTTAAATGATGGTATTGAATTTAAAGAGGGGTCATCATCAGCTACAGAATTACAAGTCAACGAAAGAAAGAAAACATTAAAAGATGATATTAATGATGTATTTCATATTTATGATGATTATGATAGTACTGTTAAAGATGGTGTAATGCCTATCATTAGTGCTATTGAGCATGCATTAAATAAAACTTTATTATTAGAGTCCGAAAAAGGGACTTTTTATTTTGCGTTCGATACAAAGAAAATTACAAGAGGTTCATTAAAAGAAAGATATGAAGCCTATAAGCTTGCTGATGAAGCAGGATGGATGACTAAAAATGAAATAAGAAATGCCGAAGATTATGATTCAATAGAAGGACTAGATGTTATTGGTTTAAATCTTGCTAATGTCTTATACGATGTTAAATCAGGCAAGTATTATACACCAAATACTGGTTCAATAACGAATTTAAATGATGAGCAAGGAGGTGATCATAATGAAAATCCAAGTTAGAAACGATAAAGTTATTATTGATGGTTATGTAAATGCAGTAGATAGATTTTCAAAAATACTTTATGACAAAAAAGGAAGTTTTATTGAAAAAATATTGCCTTCAGTTTTTAGAAGAGCAATAGAAAAAAATCCAGCTATTAAAGTATTACTAGACCATGATTATGATATAGAATTAGCCAATACAAATGATGGGACAGCTAGTTTATATGAAGATAATATTGGTTTAAGAGCCATCGTTGAAATAACACATCCTGATGTTATAAAAAAAGCCAAAGCTAAAAAATTAAGAGGTTGGTCTTTTGGGTTTGCTTGTAACAAAGAAGATGAAGTTATCAATAAAGATGGTATAAGAGAAAGAAGTGTAAGAGATATTGATTTATTTGAAGTATCAATTATCGATGATAAAAAAATACCTGCTTATATTGGTACAAGTATTGAAATGAGAGATGATAAAGCAAAAGTCATTGAATATCGTAGCGAAGAGTTTGAAGAAAACTCTTTTTCTTATGAAGAAGACACTAAAACACCAGAGTTTAGTGAAATGACCGCATCACAAAAAAGAGAACTATTAGGCGGTGCCTATAGGCAGGTATTTAGTGATGGTTGGTTAGAAGACTACGATGATAATTTTGTTTATGGAACTATCGAAGACAATACACAGATATACAAAATGCCTTATTCTATAACCGATGGAACAGTAAATATTGATACAAACAATCAAGTTAAAGTTGTTCGTGGCGGTTATAAAGAAATAAGAGCAGATGAGGGTGTGCCTGAACAACCGCAAAATGTGGATGATAAAAAAATAGATTACTCAAGGTATAAAAATATTCTAAAGGAAATTAAGGAGGGATAGATATGAATATTAAAAAACTTACCGAAGAAAAAAATGATAAAACAACAGAAATGCAAAGTATACTTGATAATGTTGAAAAAGAAGAAAGAGCATTTACAGAAGAAGAACAAAAGAAATTTGATGAGTTAAAAACTCAAATAGAAGCAATTAACAATACTATTAAAGCTTTCGAAGAAGGAAGAGAATTAGTTAAAGAAGAAGAAAAAGAAGAAACAGAAAAGGAGGAAGAAAAAGTGTCAGAAGAAAAAAGAACTGTAGAAATCGAAGAAAGAGATATTAAAGATTTTGCTGAATATATCAGATATGATATTTTAAATCAAAGAGCAGAAGGTGATACCACAGGTAATAATTTTGCACAAGGTCAAAATGGTAAAATTATACCTACAACAATTGCTAATAAAATTATAATGACTGCTTATAATATGTCACCAATTTTAGAAAAAGCAACCCCATATAATGTTAAGGGTAATTTAGAAATACCTGTATATGGAAAAACCGCAGAAGGGAAAGATATTACCGTAGGTTATGCGGAAGATTTTCAAGAATTAGTAGAAGCAGCAGGTGCATTTACATCAGTAACAATGAAAGATTATCTAGTTGGAGCATTAGCAAAAATTGGAAATTCTTTAATCAACAATACTGATGTTGATTTAGTTAATATTGTTATTAATATAATTGCTGAATATATTAAAATGTTCCTTGAAGGGCAAGCATTAAATGGTAGTGAAAAAATTACAGGTTGTGCTGATATTCCAGAAAGTCAAACTGTAACAACAGCAACAGCAGCAATTACTTATGATGATTTAGTTAAAGTTAAAAATAAAGTAAATCAATCATTTAGAAAAGGTTCTATATGGGTAGTTGCACAAGACACTCAAACCGCTTTTGAAACAATTAAAGATGCAACTGATAGACCATTATTCCAACCAGACCCTACAGGTGAATTTGATGGTATGGTATTAGGTTATCCTGTATATGTTTCTGATAATATGCCAAAAATTGAAGCCGGAAAAATTCCAGTTATTTTTGGTAACTTCAGTGGTTTAGCAATTAAAACAACTAAAGAACTTGAAATCCAAGTTTTAAGAGAAAAATATGCTACACAACATGCAACTGGTATCGTTGCTTGGGGTGAATTTGATATTAAAGTTGAACATCTTCAAAAATTATCTAGATTAAAAATTGGAGCATAATAATGTATACTGTATTAAAAAGCTTTGCAACTGATACAATATCTGCATCAAAAGGCAAGGTTATTGAAATAAAAGATAAAAAAATAGCCAAAGCCTTTCTTGAAGCAGGTTTAATTGCTCAAATTTCAGAAAAAGAAATGTCAAATAAAGAAATGGAAACAAAATTAAAAGAGCAAGAAAAACAACTTGCAGATAAAGATTTAGAAATCCAAACTTTAAATGAGAAAATAGAAGAACTAGAGCAAGAAATTAGTAAATTACAAAGTAATGAAAACGACAAATCTATAAATGATAATTTAGATAATAATGATAGTAAAACATTACAAGAAGATGAAAGTTTAAAAAATAATTCTGATGAATCTACACCATCAGAAACAATTAATGAGTAAGTAATTAAATTGTTCAGGCAAACTCCTCATGAAAGGAGGAATAATATGATTACTAAAATTAGTGAAATAAAAGTAGATGACATAAAATATTATCTACGATTATCTGAACTAACAGAAAATGATGAAAAATATATTAATACCATTTTAAAAGTAACTATTGATTTTATTAAAAATTATACAGGGATTAAAAGTGAAGAAGAATTAGATAATTACCAAGATTTAGTAATAGTGGTATATGTATTGTGTGAAGACATGTATGATAATAGATCATATTATGTTGATAGCACAAATTTAAATAAAATAGTCACAACGATATTAGATATGCATTCAGGGGATAATTTATTATGAGTAAAACAACACTTAATCCAGGTAAGTATAAACATTTAATAAAAATTGTTGAAGAAGAAACCGTGAAAGATAAAGATGGTTTTAAAATAAAAGTTTCACAAAAGGAAATTTTAAATTGCTATGCAGAAGTCAAAACCACACGTGGTTTTACCTTGATTGTTAATGATTCAGATTTTGAAAAAGCTTATACAAATTTTACAATTAGATTTCCAAAATTAACAGTAATTACAAGAGATATGTTCGTTGTATTTAATAACAAAAAATATTCAATAGAATATCTAAATAATATTAATGAAGCAAATATAGAACTTGAAATTCAATCTAAATTGGTGAATAGATAATGGCGAATTTTGACAGTCAATTGCCTTATGAGTTAATGAAACAATTTGAACAACTGAAAGCAAATACTCCAAAAATGATGGAAGAAATGACACGTGCAGGAGCAGAAACAGTTAAAAAGAATGTTAAAGTTAACATGAAAAAGGCATTTAAAGATACAAGCAATCTTGAAAAAAATTTAAAGATTACTAAAACATATAAAACCAAGCGAGATGGTGCAACAAATACTAAAGTTGGATTTTATGGTTATTTACCTAATTCAGAAAATAGAAAACTTTCTTATACCAGAAAAAATAAATTAGGTAGAACAAAAAGGTATGAATACAATAATGGAATACCAGCACCATTGGTTGCAATGGCAAGAGAGTTTGGAACAAGCCATGGTGAAAAAAAGAAACCTTTTTTTAGAAAAAGTTTTAAGCCTGCGGATATTAATAATTCAATGGAAAAAGTTCAAAATAGATATTTACCAAAGGAGTGATAAAGTGAATGAAACTATAGAAACCTTATTTGCAAATTTTATCGTTGATGGTAAAAAAATACCTGTAGAATTTATGGAATATGAAGGTGATAGTGATACTTATATCACCTATCAAGAAATAGGCGTGCAAAGTGGTTTATGTGCTGATAATATGCCACAATATGAAATTGCTATTTACGATTTTGATATTTACAGCACAAATAATTATTTAAAAGTATTAAAAGAATTAAAAAAAAAATTATTAGAAAATGGTTTTGTTTGGAATGAAGATAGCGAGGACATGTTTGAACATGAAACTCGCTTTTTTCATAAAACAACCACATTTGAAATAGAAAGAAGGTAAAAAAATGGCAAGAATAGGATTAGACAATTTTAGATATTCACTATTAGATGAAAAAGAAAAAGTAACAACACCTAAATCGTTTGGTAAAGCAATAGACTGCAAAGTTTCTTTGGAACTAAATAGTGCAGAACTTTATGCAGATAATGGATTGGCAGAAAGTGATTATAGTTTTAAAAAAGGAACTGTTACAATTACTATTGATGATGATGATGACACAGTTTTTGCTGAAATATTAGGTCACGAAATTACTGATGGTGTTATGGTGAGAAACGAAGCTGATATGCCACCATATGTAGCAATGGGAAGAATTTTAACTAAAATAAAAAATGGTAATCGTAAATATAAAGTGGAAATTTTAGATAAAGTAAAATTTAAAGATTCAATGCCTGATGAACAAACATTAGGTGAAAATTTAGAATTTTCTACACCTAGCATTGAAGGTGAAGTTGCTAAATTAAGTAATGGTAACTGGTCCAGAACTAAAACATTTGATACTCATGAAGAAGCATTAACATTTTTAACTAATGAATTAACTGCTACTACACCAACACCAGCAAAAGTATCAACTAAATAATTATAAAAGTAGATGAAATTCATCTACTTTTTGATTTTTTATTTAAGGAGGAAATATGAAAGATTTTAAAAAAGAAGTAATAATAGATGGAACTAAATATGATTTGGTTTTTAATATTAATGTTACCGCAGATATCCAAGAAAAATACGGTAATATCAATGATTGGCTTGAAAAAGTTAAATTAAATGAAGATTTTAAAAATGTAGATATAGCCGCACTTCGTTATGGAATAACATTAATGTTAAATGAAGGAATAGAAATTGAAAATGAAAGTTTACCAGAATCAGAACAAAAACCATTATTAACTGAAAGACAAGTGGGAAGATTAATTACTAATTATAATACAACATTGTCTACTGCAGCAACTGAAACTATTGAAAAAAGTATGGAAGTAGAAGAAAACCCAAACGTATAATCCACGAGGAAGATGAAACAGACGTTATAGATTTCTCGTGGATTTTTTTTGTAGGTCATTCTCTTATGGGGTTTTCTATGAAAGAAATAGGAAGAATGACTATTAATCTATTTTTTAAATTTTATAACCATTATAAAACTTATTATGATTTTAAATTAAAAAAGATTAGCTATAAAGAACTAGATAAACAAATTATGCAATCAGAAGAATGGTTGCCATTTTAAAGGAGGTGTAGTTTATGGCTGGAAGAAGTTTTGGTGGAACAGTTAAGTTAACAGGTGAAAAAGAGTATCAAAACGCTTTATCAAAAATTAAAGATAACCTTACTTTAGTTTCAAGCGAATTAAAAGTTGTTTCTAATACATTTGATAAAAATAATGCTTCTATTAATGATTTAAATAATACTAATGATGTATTGAATAAAAAATTAGATATACAAAAAGATAAAGTAAGAACATTAGAAAAAGTTTTATCAGATGCCGAAAAAGAAACTGGTAAAAATTCTGTTACAGTAAAAAAATGGCAAACAGAACTTAATAAAGCCCAAGCAGAAGTTAATAAAACTACCCTTGAAATTAGACAAAATAAATCACAAATAGAAAAATTAACTAAAGAAGAAAAAGAGGCATCTAACGAAACAAATAATTTAGGGAATGCTTTTAATAAAGCAGGTGATAAAGCTTTAGATTTTGGTGATATTTTAAAAGGTAATGTCCTTGCTGATTTTGTTACCGAAGGGATCAAACAAATTGCCGAAACAATAGGAACTGTTACAAAAGAATTTATGACTTTTGGTAATGAAGTATCAAAATCTACAAATAAAATGAAAGCAAGTTTAGGTCTTACTAACGAAGAAACTGAAAAATATAAGGCAATAATGGAAGATATTTATAATAACAATTATGGTGAAAGTTTTGAAGATATTGCTTCAAAAATTGCTTATGTTAAACAAGTAACTGGCGAAGTAGACCCAAGTAAGATACAAGAACTTACTGAAAATGCGATTGCTTTAGAAGATACATTCGGCTCTGATTTTAACGAAACAATAAGAGGTGTTACCAACCTAATAAAACACTTTGGAATAGATTCTACAGAAGCATTTGACTTGTTTGCAAAAGGTAGTCAGCACGGATTAGATTATACTTCAGAATTAGGTGATAATATTGCAGAGTATGGAGGTAATTTTAAACAAGCTGGTTACTCTGCACAAGAATACTTTCAATTATTAGAAAATGGAAGCCAAGGTGGAGCTTATAATTTAGATAAGGTAAACGATTCTATCAATGAAATAAAAAATAGACTTGGCGATGGAACTATTAAAGATAATTTAAGTTTATATAGTAGTGAAACTCAAAAAGCATTTAAAAATTGGGAAAATGGTAAAGGTACAATGAAAGATGTTATTGACAGTATTGTTAATGATATAAGCAAATGTGATAATGAGCAAAAGAAACTAAATATGGCAGCAACTGCATTTGGGACAATGGGGGAGGATGCCAATTTACAAGTAGTTGAATCTTTAAATACTCTTGGCGATAGTTATGAAGATGTTGAAGAAACAATGAATGATATTAAAGACATTAGATATGATGATTTAGGTAGTGCCTTTGAAGGTATCAAAAGGCAAATGGAAACAAATCTTATTACTCCTATGTATAATGATTTATTGCCAGCATTTAATGAATTTACTACTGAAATACAAAAATCATTAGATGAGGGAAACTTTGATGCAACCAGTATGGGTAATGCTGTAGGGAAATTAATATCTGATGTAAGCATCCAAATGTTAGAAAAATTACCAGAATTAGCAGAATTTATTATATCAGGTGTAACAGGTTTGGTTGAAAGCATTGATTTAGGTAAAATAGCAGATACATTATTGACCGGATTAGTATCTGCTTTAGGCAGTATAGCGGAAAAATTACCAGAACTAATACCAGATATTATTAGTGGCATCATCGATGCGTTAGGTTCATTTAATGAACATATTGATGAAATTTTTGGAGTTGCTTTTCAAATAATTCAGGGTTTAATCCAAGGTCTTATTAATTCAATTCCTGAAATCATTAAAAATTTACCAACAATTTTGATGGCAATTGTAAACTTCTTTGCTTTGTCAAAATTTTTAAAACTTGGAACGAATATTATAAAAGGACTTTGGAATGGAATTAAAGGATTAGTTCCTACTTTAAAGGGATGGATTAAAGGACTTGGAAAAAATATTATAGATTTTTTTAAAAATCCATTACAGGGAATTAAGAATATAGGAAAAAATTTAGTTCAGGGGCTTTGGAATGGTATTAAAAATGCTAAAGACTGGGTTTTAGATAAAATCAAAGGCTTTGGTAAATCTATTTTGAATGGTTTAAAATCTTTCTTTGGAATAAAATCACCATCACGATTATTTAGAGACCAAATAGGTAAGAATCTAGCACTAGGTATTGGTGTAGGTTTTGAAAATGAAATAGGTGGTGTGACTAATAAAATAAAATCATCAATCCCAACTAAATATGATTTAGATTTGGTTACTGGTGTATCTACAGACTTTCAAGGTAGTGGAAGAACTATTGGTAATACTGATAGTCATAACTTCAATGTAACGATTAATAATAATTCCAAATATACAAGTCCAGCAGAAAATACTAGACTATTTAGACAAGAATATGAAATGTATAAATTAAAACATGGAAAGGTAGGTGCATAATATGAGTGCCTTTACTAATACACGTAAAATTATTTGTGAAAATAGTCAAGGGTATAAGCTTGAATTTGGCTATTCGTTTCCGTATTTTTTAGATTCATATTCAGGAATACATGAATACGCAGGTAATGTTGCAACCATTAAAAGTGCTTTTGGTGTTGGTGTAGCTTATATTGGCACATCTGTTAATAATCGTAATATTAGTTTAACAATAGCATATCGTGATGATATTCAGGTACAAACAAAAACACAGCAAATTTATAATATTTTTCCATTAAAAGATAAGGGTACTTTGTTTTATATTGAAGGTTTAATTGAAAGAAAAATAAATTATTATGTTGAAAAGGTTAGTGATCCTGTAAAAAAAGCCAATATAATATATAGAACTATTAGTTTAATATGCCCAAGTCCATATTTTATGGATTCCGAAGAAACAATTGCAACACTTAATAATTGGGACAAACTACTTACTTTTCCGCTTGAAATACCAGAAGGGGTAGGAATTGAATTTGGAAGCAAAAACGAATCAGTTGCAATAGAAATAGAAAATAATTCTCATATTGATTATGGCTTAACAGTTATATTTACTGCAAATGGTGATGTGAAAAATCCATCATTAAAAAATACCTATACTAATGAAGAAATGAAACTAAATTATTCATTGGCAATTGGAGAGCAAATAGTAGTTACTACATACAATAATGAAAAAACCATTACTTATATAGATTATAATGGAAATGAAACAAATATCACGAATACACTTGTTTTTGGTACGAAATTTTTACAAGCTACTAATGGTGTTAATAAATTTGTATCAAACGCAGATGAAGGGCTTAATAATTTAGATGTCACAATAACATACTATAATTATTATGAAGCGGTGTAATTATGAAAATAATTGAAAAAGACACAGGAATTGTCGGTGGTGGTAAAGATATAATTTATGTTAATGGTAAATATTATTTACTATCAGAAAGTCCAGCTAAAGTCTGTGTTTCAGAAGATTTAAAAAATTGGATAAAGTATGAATTAAATAGTGATTATTTAAAGCCTAACGAAATTGCTTATGGTAATGGAGTATTTGTTATTTGTGGTGCTAAAAGCCAATCAAACAGTACATATATATATTATTCTGTTGATGGTTCAAATTGGAAACACGTCAAATTAAACACAACCGTGGATTTTGCGTTGCATTGTAATAGTGTTAAGTTTATAAATAATAGATTTGTTATTGCTACTAATGGTTGGCAAACAACACATAGAACAAATGGGCAAATTACAGGAATAGATGAAGTTGTAGCTTTTTTCGAAAGTGCTAATGGTTCAAATTGGACATTACATAAACTTATTATCCCTAGAGGAACTAATACCAATTATAAAAATGCTAGTGCCATGGATTTTGAATATCATAATAATTTGTATGTTTATGTCGGAAATAATGGGAATATATATACTTCTAACAATCTTATTAATTGGATAAAAAGGGAATCAAAAACTTCACACAAATTAGTTGGCATAACTTATGGGAAGGGGCAGTTTGTTGTAACTGGCGATAAGGGTTTAATATTAACTTCTTCAAATGGCATTAATTGGGAAAAACAAGAAAGTGGAACAGATAGTTATTTAATAAGATCACGTTATGCAAACGGTATGTATATTGCATGCGGTTACAATGGTGTTATATTGCAATCTATTGATGGTATTTCGTGGAAAAATATTTCAAATAAAATAAGTGGAGTTGCATATGGTCTTGCTTATAATAATATTGATAATCTTATTGTTATTACACATCATCATTATAGTAACACTAATACAATACCAATATTTTATTTCAATATTACTAGAAATATAACAATTTCGGAAGATGATAATAGTTTGTTTATTTTTGATAAAAATTTAAATATGTTAGGGATTATTGACTCTTTCATTTCCTTAAGATGGCACAGAAAATATTTTGAAGCAGGAGAGTTCGAAATCGTTTTACCAGTAACCGATTATATCAAAAGAATGATAAATACTGATGTATTAGTTATGAGAAACAACTATACTGAAGCAGGGATAATTGAAACTATAGAATATAATGATAATGGCACCGAAGAAGAAATTATTATAAGTGGCAGGTTCTTAAGCTGCTTATTAGAAAGAAGAATAGTAAAAAATAAAATTAATTTTAGTGGACAATCTATTGAGGGGATGAATACAATAGTGGACTCTATGACACCATTGAGTAACGCATGGGAGACGAGCCCTGTATCAATGACTTC